ATGCATCATAGTAGACGTGAAAGAGCGCGAGCGTCATCAACGCGAATACAGCGCATTCGCAGCGGAAGCGAGCATAAGTCAAGGCCGGCGCGTGCGACACCGGCCGCTCAGCGGTGGGAAGATGTGGTAACGTCAATGATGCAGATTGCATTCAAGTTGCGGAGTATGAAGGCATCTTATGGCCACTTCAAAGACGAATGGAAAATCCAAGCGGCCTACAAACCGCTTTGTGCTCCCGCCGCAAGATGGGGCAGTTGCGCCTTTCCCGCGCGCTGAATTCGAGCGATTCTGTTCGTATTCGAAGATACGATCCCGCGACTTTGTTGGCGCGATAGATTTCAAGTTTCTCGGAACGCAAACATATATCATCGACGAACTTGAGGCTGGCCTCTCGGAAGGGATTTGGTCATTCAATTTTCTGAAAGCTCGCCAAGTTGGGGCGAGTCAGATTTTCAAGATGGTCGATTTCTTTTATGCATTCAAACATTCTGGTTTGCTTGGCACGTTCATTTTGCACGAGGAAAAGGCACTTGATAAATGGCGTGACGATCTTGAGTTGGTTTACGAATCAATGCCGAAGTTTATAACTCGCGACGGAAAAAAGGTAAGGTTCAAACCGGACATTGTAAAACACAATAGAAACATCCTTGTTTTCTCAAACGGATCAATATTTTCATACCTGACGGCAGGAACATCAGACACCAAGGCCGGTGGCCTTGGACGCTCTCAGGCGTCAAACTTCGTTCACGGGACAGAAACGGCGTTCTATGGCAACGAAGAGGATTTGCGTGAGTTTCAGTCTTCTGTGTCGGACATGTTTCCATATCGTTTGCAGGTGCACGAGAGTACGGCCAATGCCTTCAATCATTTTTATGATAGATACAAAGACGGTCAAACTTCTAAAACAGTACGCAGCGTTTTTGTCGGGTGGTGGCGAGATGAGCGTAAACTGTTTCATGTACGGGACGGTCGGTTCAATCATTTCGGAATGGATAGACTTTCAAGACTGGAAACAGCTAAAGTTCGTGCCGTCAAACAGCAATACGGCATCGACATAAGCATGCAACAGATCGCATGGTATCGTTGGAAACTTACCGACGAATTCCAGGGCGACCAAACGAAGATGGATCAGGAGTTCCCGTTCACGGATGACGAGGCGTTCCAGTCGTCGGGATCGAAATATTTCACCGCTCCGGTGCTCAAGGATGTCATTCTTGAGGCACGCAAATACCCCATGCAGGCATTCAAATATAGGATGACACGCAAGTTCGAGGACACACACGTTGACGGTCCACTCAACGATGCGCGCGCGGACCTGAAGATTTGGGAACATGCGTCGAAATTCGGAGTGTACGTACTGTCGTGCGATCCGGCTTACGGTTCGTCAGACCAGGCCGATAACGGATGCATACAGGTGTGGCGCTGCTTCGCTGAATGCATGGTCCAGGTCGCGGAATTTTGCAGCCGCGAGGCGTCTGAACACCAACTGGCGTGGATCATCGCGCATCTGGCCGGCTTCTATGGGCAGCGCGATTGCCGCGTGATGATGGAGATCAATGGCGCCGGCAAGTCCGTGTTTGCCGAACTGGAGCACGTACGGGCGCGGCTGCGGGAGATGCCGTCAGGGGGCGAGACGCACGAGCTGAAAAATTGCCTCAACAACATGAAATATTTCTACTACTCTCGTATGGACACGATGGGTGGCGAGTTGGCCTATCACATGGTGACGACGGAAGACATCAAGCGGTTCCTGATGTCGGGGTTCAAGTCGGCGGTGGAACTGAACCGGATGTACATTCGATCGGTAGGCTTGATTGACGAGATGCGGACGCTGATCAATGAGGATGGGTCCATAGCGGCGGACGGCGGCAAGAACGATGACCGTGTGATGGCTGCTGCGATGGCTCATGAATGCTGGCGCAAGTGGCTGTGGGGGAGCCTACGGGGTGAGGGCTTGACGCGCGCCAGATCGGCGGAGATCGAACATAGGGGTGGAGAAAAGCCGATTGATCGACTTGTTCAGAACTATTTAAAAACATGCAACATAGTGGTGCCTACGTGAGCTATGTGAGCAAGGAAAGGAGGATGAAAAATGTCTTTAATTTCTAGGGACTGGATTTGCCTTAACGGAAAATGCCGAACGGCCTTCCATAGCTACGAGAAATCGAATCCCCCTTGCCCACAATGCGGCTGCGTACGTGTAGATTGGCTTCCTAATGGCTGCCACATCGGCAACGTCGCCCCGCGCGCCGACAAGAGCCTGCGCGCCATCGCAGACCAGCACGGCATGACGAACATGAATTCGGTCTCTCCGTCACGCATCAACCGGGCCGCGCCGATCCTCAACGCTCCGCCGATTCCTGACAATCCCGAGTTCGGCCACCGGGCATATGGCGCCACCGGCATGACCGCGCCGCTCTCCAGGACACGCGACCCGCTTGGTGATATCTATTGCGCGACGGCGCCCACGTCGGTGAAGGGCAGCGTCGCCATTGGGTCGATCGGGACGGGGCGGGACGGCGGGACGTACAACACGGCTCCGCCGCGCGGGGAGGGCAACTACCCGGCATCGCTGAACACGACGATCGTGAAGAGGCATCGCCCATGAATGTTCTAGACCTCTTCTCAGGCATCGGCGGATTTTCTCTCGGTCTTGAACGGGCGGGAATGCGCACGGTAGCCTTCTGCGAGATCGAACCGTTTTGTCAGCAGGTGCTTGCGAAGCATTGGCCGCATGTACCCTGCCACAGAGACGTGACCACGATGGAGTTCACGGAAGGTATGGCTGATGTCGTCTGCGGCGGCTTCCCGTGTCAGGACGTTTCCCTTGCCGGGAAGCGCGCCGGCCTTTCCGGAGAGCGTTCGGGACTCTACCGGGAACTTGTGCGAGCCCTTCGCGTGGTTCGACCGCGCTACGGGATCGTGGAGAACGTGGCAGCGCTCCTTTCTGACGGGATGGGAACCGTTCTCGGGGACTTGGCCGAGAGCGGGTTTGACACTGAATGGGATTGCGTACCGGCGAGCGCCCTCGGCGCCCCTCACGAGAGGGATCGGGTCTGGATTGTTGCCCACGATAACCGCCGGGAAGCTGACCGGCGCGGACATGGTGCAGGCGATGACGTCGGGCGACAGCGGCCGGCGGCCGACCTATGCGGAGGCGCAGGACATCGCAAGACGCCTTCTACCCACGCCGACAGTCAACGGCGATCACAACAGGCCCTATCCGGGAACGAGTTCTGGGTACGGCTTGGCGACTGCCCTGAAGATGCTGCCGACGCTTACGGAAGCATGGTCCCAACTGACAGTTTTGCAGGGATACGAGACACGGTGCGAAGGAACCGTGCCGATCCCTACGGCGCGCGACTGGCGTTCAGAGAAGGCCTCACCCGAGACGCATGGGAGAAACTCACGCCCGCTGAACGAGACGCTTTCGGCAATGTCCGACAATCGATCTGGACGGATGAACCCGCGCTTTCGGGAATGGATGATGGGATTCCCGATTGGATGGACCGAGTTAAGGCCACAGGTAACTGCGTCATTCCGCAAATCCCGGAAATGATCGGCCGGGCAATAATGGAACAATGTCATGTACTTTCCGATCGATGAAACGGCCCTCCGTGACCGCGTGCGCTACCTGATCGAACGCTGCCTTTCGACGCGGGAGGATCGGGACCGGCTCTACCAGTGGCGCGAGAAATACTATCTGTTCGGCACGATGGGGTACGAACAGAGCAAGTACAACCGGCTTGAAAGTCACCTTGATCTTGTGACTTCTTTCCTATACGCGCCGGATCATGCGTTCTACCACATCGCGGCCGACTCGAACGCCGACGAACTGGACGTGTTGAAAGCGACCGCGCTACAGGACGATTACAACGATGATTTTCAATCCTGCGGGATCAGTGATGCGATCATGGATTCAATTCCCTGGTCGCTGACCTATGACACGATGCTGGTCAAGCAGGGGTGGAACCGCGACCGTGATCACTGGTTTGCCGAGCTGGTCCCGCCGCACAATTTTGGCGTCTATCGCGAGGCCGTTTCCGGGCTAGATAGCCAAGAGTGCTTCACCCACACCTACTTCATGGACTATCAGAAGGCGGCCGGCAAGATGATGCTGGCGGGCCTTGAAAGCCTCATTCCGCGCCTGTCCGTGACGCACTCCGAAAGCATCTCTCCGTTCCCCGAGATGCTGCAGCGGATGATCATTTCCGGCAGCACGGGAGCAAGCCTCTCCGGCACGATATTCGGCCAGACCAATCCCGACTATTCTCCGTCCGCCACCTATCAACCGCGCACCGAAGTCCCGCTCGTACGGTTCTCGGAACTGTGGGCATGGGACGACATGTGCTTGGATTGGCGCGTATTCCACATGCTGGAGCCGGATATCCTGATCGGCGACAGCTACAAGACGATCCAGTCCTACAAGGACGCCACGCGGAACGTCCACCGTCTATTCGGCCGGTTGGACAAGATGGGAAAGAAGCAGTCGGAGTGCAACCCGTTCTTCCCGGACGAGCACCCGTTCGTGAAAATCCAGCCATATCCCAAGTACAACTATTTCTGGGGCAAGGCGCACATCGATGCGTTGGTGCCGCTGCAGGAATGGATGCTGGAGCGGCTTGACCAGATTTCCGACATCATGGAGAGGCAGGCGTATCCAGCGCGGGTCGGCTCCGGTGGGCTTGGGCTCACGGAAGAGAAGATGGCGGCGTTCGGCGGCGCCGACACGTTCGTGTTCGACCAGCTCCCGAATTTCAAGGTTGAGGAATTGCGCCCCGAGATGCCCCCTGACGTCTTTGCCGAGTTCAAGCAGATCGAATCCATGTTTCACGAGGCTTCCGGCATCACCGAGGTGATGTCGGGCAAGTCAGAGCAAGGGGTGCGCTCGCGGCAGCACGCGGGCGACCTCCGCAAGAGCGGGTCGGGTCGGATCAAGAAGGCCGCGCTGACGCTGGAAACGCCGCTGGTCAAGCTGGGGGATGTCGGTCTGAAGCTCAAGATGGCGCACGACGACAAGAAGCTGCGCACCGCCCCCGGCGAGGATGGCAAGCCGCATGAGTTTCTCGCCTGCGATGTCAAGGACGTGAAGATGCGGGTCGATGGCCACTCGCATAGTCCGTTGTTTGGTGACGAGGCGCGAGAACTGGCGATCGTGTACCGCAAATTTGGCACAGTTGACGATGCCGATTTCATCCGCATGACGAATCCACCGGAGCGCGACACGTTGCTGCACAACTTGCGCCGGCGGCAGAGGCAAAAACAGAAGATGCTTGCACAGCATCCCGAGATGGCTGGACAGCTAGCGGGCGGCGGCGGAAAGAAGAAATGACATGGTTGACAGCGGTCAGGGGCACGAACGATAATCGACCTCGCTCATAGCCATTTCGCGCCATGCCGGCGCATGCAAGAGCATAAGGAGCAAAACATGACCTCTGCAGAGATCAAGGCCACCATTGCCGCGCGCGAGAACGCGCAGCATGGGCGCAAGCGACGCGGGCGACGGCATCGCCGTAAGTAAGTGCTGACTCTGCCAGTCGGCGCGAGACTCCGCGGGGAGTCAGGAGCCAGCCCTTTCGGGCTGGCTTTTTTTTGTCAGCGTGTCGTGACGCCGCCATGGAAGTCGCAGAGATCGCGGCGGTCCATCGCTTGGTTGCCGACGACCTTGCGGCAAATCCATTCATTGGCGCGGGGCGGAAGTTGGAAGTTCTTTGCTTGGCGATAGGCGCCGGCATCGGCGTTGTGGTGAGCCAGCAAAAACAGCGTTGTCGATAAGAGAAGATCGATCATTATTGGTGTCTCCAACCATTGCAATGAGCGACTTCATGGCGACGCACGAAGGCGTCGTCCAGTCGCCAGATGTAACATACGCCCCCTGACACGACAGCACAACCGTGGATGTGTTCTCCGGGAATGAGAATGCGGCCGGTGAGGTTGGCGCATAATTTCGAGACGTCATCCCAGGACATCACGCGTTCGACGACGGGAATGCTGGGCGGATGTTCATATTGGGCAGGCGGAATCATGGTCATTGACGATTTTCCTAATTGGGCCTAGCAATTGCGCATAGCTGTTTTGACAAGATGGTGAATTTGCATGCCTCCGATGATGCCGGGACCGACACCCGGAACCGGTGCCCCTGGAGCCCCCCCACCGGGCGCGGGAGCAGGCGGAGGAATGCCGTTGCCGAAATCCCCTATCGGCGGGCCGTCCGGTCCCGGGGGCTCACCGATGGTCTCCCCCGGCTCAGGGGCGGGCATGAAAGCCCGCGCCATGGCCGGAGTGGAGGGGATGATCAAGAATTTGCTCGTGATGGCGTCCGAAGTCGGGGCAGGAACGCCCGAGTTCAAGGCGATATCGCGTGCAATCGAGAGCCTTAACAGCCTTCTGGCGAAAAAACCAGAGGCTGGTGGCGGCGCGCAACCGATGCCTCTGCCGGTTCCGGCCACACCGCCCGGTGCGGGCGTCGGCGGCATGGGTTCCCCGCCCACCGGCATGCCGATGCCTGGCGCCGCGGGCGGCCCTGCAGGAGAGTGAGAAATGTCACAGAACGATTTCCTTCGTCCGAAGGGCGCCCACACCCAGGACATCGACCGCCGCAAGATGGAGAATGGCCAGTTCCGCAATCCGCCGTTCTACATGCAGTACGGCGGCTTCTCGTCGGCCACGAAGGGCATGTTCGATCAGAACAAGATGACCTTGGAGCGCGGCGGGCCGCAGACGGTGCGCGGGCGGCCAATTTAGGAGGGGATGGATGACGCAAAAACCTTTCGCAAGTCCCCCAGATTCGACCTCGCCGGTATCGGCTGCAGAGCGGCTGCTGCGCGAGCGGACGCAGACTGTGAGATTTTGCAACCCACCTGGTTACGAGGCCGCTCACAGCATCCATCCAGGCGGGCGCGCGTATCTGAAGGACACAACGCTGATTCCCGGCGCGCGCGACCGCGGTCAGGAGCGCGACACCGCAGAGTTCGGCGAGATGCGGCGTCGACGCGGCATGGAGGGCGAAAGCCTGTCGGTCAAAGGGAGGCCAGTGAAATGACGGCGAAGCCGAAACTTTCCCCCCAGGACATGGACCGTCTGTCCTCGCTGTATTTCCAGCTCGCGCACAACGACAAGACCCGCGCCGGGATCGCGCAGCTTACACGGCATGTCGATCCCGAGGCGGCGAAAGCGTTCTCGGACGTGTTCCTGGATCAGCGATTCGCGGCGTTCCGAAAGGAACTCAACGATCAGAAGCTACAGGAACAGGTGCAGCGCGCGGCCGGAGCGCGTGACGCCGAAAAGCAGCAGATCATCCGCGAGCGCGGCTACGACGAGAACCAGGTCAAGCAGCTTGAAGCGCTGCAGACGCAATACGGATTCACGTCGTGGAAAGCTGCGGCCGACATCTACGCGTACAACAACCCCGGACCCGGAAGCCCGAATTTCGAGCCGCCTCCGCCTCAGTATCTTGACGGGTCTACATGGGAGTTTCCAACCGTGCCCGGTTCGGATGGGAAAGAGATGCCGTTCAAGGAATTCATTCAGAATCCGCGGAAGGCAGCGAACGACCACGCCTACCGGATGATTCATGGTTTCAAGATGGGCAAGGGCTTGCCTGATCCGAGAAACGGACTGCGGTAAGTTTACAACCATAAATACAGGAGGCTGCCATCCCACAATTCGGAAGTGGCATAATTCCCGCCCAGGGTGCAGTTGCACAAGAACTCACCGCAGTGGTGCGTCGCGCGTATATGCCCCGCGTGTATGTGCAAATCTGGAAAGCGGCGCCGCTGATCGCGTGCCTCCTGTCCGCCGCGCAGGTCGCCTCGGGTGGTCTCTCTCCGATCACCGCGCCGGTGCAGGGCGCGCCGATGGTGTCGGGGCAGTGGACGGACTACTCCGGCACGTTCCAGCAGCCGGGCGTCCAGCCGGGCATTCAGAACGCCGAGTTCAATTTGAAGGCGTTCGTGACGCCGGTTCCGTTCCTCGGCTTCGAGGGCTTGGTGCAGCTTGATTACGCGGTTGTGCCGCTGATCGATGCGCGGTTCAACGACGCAACCAACGTCAGCATCGACGCGTTCGCGACTTCGCTGTTCAACAACATCGCCAACACTTCGCAGCTTGTCGGTCTCCCCGGCGCGGTGGACGACGGCACCTTCCTCAACAGCTACGGCGGCATCGCCCGGCTGACGAACCAGTTCTGGAAATCGACCTTCGTCAACAACACGACGGCGGTGGTTCCGACCCGGAACCTGATGATCCAGTACATCGCCCAGGTGACCAAGACCACGGGCGAGATGCCGACGATCGGTATCATGGGCGCCGGCACGTGGGCGCTTCTGGCGGAGGACTTCACGCCGCAAGAGCGCTACATGATCAACCCGTCAGAGCGGCTTGATTCGGGCAACTTCGTTGGGCACTCGTCGTTCCAGGCGCTTGATATCCAGGGCGTGCCTTTCTACGCCGACGTCTACTGCCCCGAGGGCACGATCTACCTGATCAACACGAACTACCTGAACCTGTTCCTGCACGAGCGGGCGGCGTTCTCGTTCTCCGGGTTCGAGTCGACCTTGCCCAACAACCAGTTCGGCTGGATCTCCGCCATCCTGACGTTGATGGAATTAGTCAACGTCAAGCCGAAGTGCCACGGCAAGTTCACCGGGCTTCAGTTCCTGCCGATTTGAGGGGCGACCATGGCACAGATACGTGGTGTTTTTCCGTTTCCGCCGACTTCGCCACAGAACACTGGCGTTCCGAACGTCGTGACTTTGGCGTCAGGCGCCGTGTGGTATCCGCCGTCAGGGACATACCTGATCACGACCGGGAACGAGACGATCGTCCAGTTCTGGGACCCGACCAACGATATCTGGCGGCAATATGCGGGGC